GTACTCAAACTATCTTTTACTAAAGTTATTAAAGCATCATCTCTTAAATCATCATTTTTAATCATTCCATGTGCTTTTACTAACGCACCTTTCTGAGTACTACCCTCAGCCCTACCTCCACCATAAGACATCCCATAAGGTGGATCTGTAAATATCATATCAGCTTGTTCAATGCATAATTTATCAAAGTTATCTATAAGAGTGCTATCTCCACACATAACTCTATGATTACCAAGTATCCAAATATCCCCAAGTTTAGATTTAGGTTCTTCAGGTGCTTCAGGCACTTCATCTTCATCAGTTAAACCTTGTTTCTCCTCAAATAACATATCGTTTAATTGATCTTCATTAAAACCTAATAAATCTAATTTAAAATCTTTTGCCTCTAAATCTTTTATTTCCATTTTAAGTAATTCACTATCCCACTCAGATTCTTCGGCAGTTCTATTATCAGCTATTCTATATGCGTTTATCTGTTCAGGTGTAAGATTGTCAGCAATAGTTATTGGTACTTCTTTAAAACCTAATTTTTTAGAGGCTCTATATCTAGTATGGCCTACAACAATAATTCTATCTTTATCAACTACTATAGGCTGTCTAAAGCCATATTCTTTTAAAGACATAGCAACCTTTTCTATAGCTGAGTCTTTTAATTTTCTTGGATTATTATCATAAGGTTTTATTGTATTTATATCTGCGTTTTCTATTTTCATCATAACTCCACTTTTTTCATTTCTTTTATACAACCAATAGGAAATACATTTCTATCACTAAAAGACTCCTCATTCTCATCATAACTAGCAAATGTTTTTAAATGTTTTCTATCTTTAGAATAAACATATCCTGTGGTTGTCATCAAAGCTGGTTTCATATTATCAAATTCTTTTATTCCAGCGTGGCCAGAATCTCCAAGAATATCCCACCATTTTATTTCGTAAAAGTAATATTTCTTATTCGATATTGAAATGTGTCTAAATTTTGACTTTTTTTTGACCATTTAATGCTTATTATTATTTTTGCTTTCTACTATAGCTTTGTAAAATTCAAGTTGCATTTTTAATCTTTTATTTTCTATTGATAAAATAATCAATCTTTTTCTTACATATTTAAATATTCTTAATATTGCTTTCATATTATTTTTGCACCTTTACTCATATTATCAAATGCCCATAAAGGTTGTAGATTATTATAATTAAAACAAGCTAGTTGTTGAACAGGGCATTTTAAATTAAATGATGCACAAGGTTTTATATGATCTAAATGCCATTCTCCATGATTATTCCAATTCATTCCTTTTTTAAATTGTTTTTCAATGTGATTAATAACTTTTTCTACATTATCAACACCTAATAAAGTTAATGTTGATGCTAGTTGTGTTGTTTTTTTTCTTTTTAAAACAGTCCAAATTCTACTTCTTAAAGTATTTCTCATTTTAAAATTATAGTCATTTTTTGATCTAATTTTTTTTTTTAAATTAATTCTTGATTTATGTTGTTTTTTGTAAGTTTTATTATAATTTTTTATCCATATTTTTCGTTTTTCTAAACTATCTGGATTATTAGCCCAATACATATTTTGTCTTTCCTTATCTCTTTGATAATTTTTTCTTTTATATGATTTATTCCACTCTTTTCTTTTAGTAGTTTGATTATATAACTTATTATATGATCTTCTCTTTTCTTTAAAAGATTCTGTATTTTTAATTTTTTGGTAATATAGTTTTTTCTTAATTTTTAATTTTTCTATATTTTTAAATCTATATTTTTTATCAGATTCTTTCTTTTTTTGTTTAAATATCTCAGTATTTTTATTTTTAAGATAATATTCTTTAGATGGCATAATTAATAAGCCTTTATTGGTTCATCTTTAAATTTATGTTTGAGGTATTTTTTTCCGTCTTTTTGCAGAACATTATACATTCCCTCAGTACCAACCTTTTTATACCCATTATTCACAACCTTATCTTTGCTAGACTTACTATTTGATATATGTGTATTGATATTGTGTATTGACACTTGTTGCGATAGGTGGGCTGTAGGTGGTTTTTCGTTATCCACATACTGATATAAGTCGTAATTTATAAGGTTTATTATCGTTACTTTTCGGCTAGGGTGGTTGTTGCTGGGCTGTAGGTGGGTCGTTCTAGTGCCTATCATTTTTCTACGCACAAGACGTTGTATGAAAGATCGCATTTCAGAGTATGTCATACCAAATCTTTTAGCTGTAACCCTTAAAGGCATAATAGCCTCGCCTCGTTTAATAAAAACATCTGAGTCTAAAAATTTTAATGTAACATCTTTATGAGATGCAGATGATATAAAATATATCCAACAACTCGCTTGTAGTAAGTTTTTAAATACAGGGCTAGAATATATATCCCTATATAAAATAAAATATCCTCTTTTTTTAGCCATTACTCTCCTTTTCTATCATTTCGATTAATTGTTTTTTTGTATATCTATTTAGTAAAGTTTTAATTATATTTGTGGTCTTTTTTTGTTTATCATATTCTCTAGCTTTATTACTAGATACAACATGGAAGTGTTCTTCTTTCATTTCAGCCATTATTTATCTCCAAAAAAATTATTTATTCGTTCTAAGTTTTCTATTTCTTTTAAAGTTCTTTGTAATAGTTCTGCCTCAGTTCCATACATAGCTTCAAACTGTCTTTTGGTGTTATGAATACTAAAAGCACCAACATGGTGGCTTGGGCATAAAGGTATAACTTCATAGTGACTAGCCCTTTTGGAAAATCCAATGTTCCCTTTACCATCTCCTCGATTTCTAATGTGATGACAAATCGCTGGAGAACCACATATTAAACAACCCAAACTTTGAACTTTTGATAAGTGTTCTTTTTCAAGTTTTGTTGCTAATTTTTTTTTTGCCATACGATTGCTTGTTTTCCATATTTAGTTTTACGTCTTAAACCTGAGTCTATAACCAAATCTAAAACTTGTAATTCTCTCACTCTACCACAAACAGAACTTAAAGGCATATCTAACTCATCTGATATTTCATAATTAGTCAAAGAATTAAGTTTTATAAGATCATAAACTTGTTCTCTTTTAGTTTTAATCTTAGGCTTTATTGTGGCTAATGCTTCTTGGCTAGTCTTAGTGTAATTACAAGACTCGTAATCAGTATCAAATATATCTAACTGTTTCATCTCTATTCTCCCTGTTGGTGGCTGACCCAAAGTAGAGAGAGAACTCTGAATCAGCCGAACTTGTTACCAAGTTATAAGTATTAAGATATGAAAATATAAATACTTGTTTCTTGCGAAACATAATCTCTCTAACATATTTTTTATTTATAATCATATCTTTAATTGATTCGTTTTTTATATTTGATTTGTTTAAATTGCAAGAATTAAAACACAAGTTGTTAAAATAGTTAAAAAAGCTATATTTTATGCGATAAATTAGCTATTGCATAATGCAACCTATTTGGTAAATTATTTGTATGTTAAATAAATTAACTAACAACAAACAAGGAGAGAAAATGAAAACAATAACTTTAACACTTACACCAGAGCAAGAAGAAATATTACTTGCTAGAGTAGATAGAAATTTAGGAGGTTTACACACTAAAGATCAAACTTATCTTGGTAAGAAATATAAAAATCCTAATGAAGATACTAAAAAAAGAATTTTTAGTGCTAAAAAAAGTTGGGCAAAAATTGTTAGAGAAAATGAAATTGCTGATGGTTTTATTAAACAACTACAAGAACAATTAAATAATAAGCCTGACTTGTATAATAAAAAAGTTTCTGACATTTTAAATAAAGAAGTGACTGATGAAAATGTTGAAGAAATTTATAAGAGAGGTGGATTATATGTTGCTTAAAAAAATAGCATACTACACTTTAGGTTTTATTTTTTCGAGTTTATGTTTAACTGCAATCATGTTAGGTTGCTTACACGTTTGGAGTATATAATGAGAATACCAACTAACTCAAACTTTACTAAAGAGATACAAAAAAAACTACAAAGAATAATTAATCCTCAAACTACATTAGAGGAGTTACAGAATTTACAGGAAGAAATTAATATGATTAATCCTGTGGATACTTATTTGCAAAAGCAAGTAAGTCAAACAAAGGTAAATAAAAATGAACCCAAAACAAATGTTCAAGGTTCAAGAACAACTAGACAAGAAGAAACAAATGGAGAAAGATTTGTTACAAAGGTTGTTAAAGAACAAAGAACAGCAGAAGAATTTGGCTTTTAAACTTCATCACTTGAAGTATCATCAGCCAATTTTATAGAGAGGAAAAAAAAACAAGATATGAAAACAATACTTTTACTCATGCTATCTATGACCCTATTACAAGCCTGTGCCTATAAACCTATTATAGATACAGCTGGTAGATCAGGAACTTTCGATAGCGATAGAGCAAATTTAATTTCTGACGATATAATTATATGCGAAGAACTTGCTAAGAAAAATACTAATCAATTAGTAGAGTCTTATAAGGTAGTGCATAATTGGTATCTAAGACCGAGTGTTTTATGGCTTATGCCTAAAGCTGAATATACTAACAAAAAACTTGTAAAGAATTGTCTTACTAATCGTGGACATTCTGTAATTAACTAGGAGAAAACATGAACAAAACAATAGAAGAAATAAATATATCAATCAACAACCTATTAGAAGAATGGAATATAAGCAGAGAACATAACGATAAAATTGTTACTCAGGTTATAGGGTTACAATTAAGGAAGATAAGATTAGTTAATAAGATGACCCAAACTAGAGTTGCTAAAGCAATTAGAGTTACTTTCCAACAGATTCAAAAATACGAAAAGGGTCAAAATCTTTGTAATCCAATAAACTTATTAGCTTTGTCAGAATATTTTAATATATCCTTTGACTATTTCGTACAACCAATATTAAATAAGGAATTAACATTACTTACAAAAAGGAGAGAACTTAATGGACACCCATTTAAACAAGACTACAACATGGCAAGATAAAAGACTAAATGCTATCAACAGGGCAGTATATAGAAAAATACTACCTCATTGGTATGTAATAGAAGAATATATGAATGTATTAAATTCTAAAGCTAAAAACAAACAACAATATAAGGGAGAGAATAATGGCAATACATAAGCTAGAACATGGTCATACGATTGAGTTCAATGAAGAAAAACACGTTTATATTCATAACAACGAATATGTAGTTGGAATGAGTACACTACTTGGAAAGTTAGCAAGTCCAATGTTAGAAAATTGGAAGATTAGCCAACAAGTAAATTCTATTAAAACAGAAATGGAACGTGAGGGTATTCCAATCGACCAGATACAAAAGATAGTTACTAATGCTAAAGCTAATGCAAAGAAACAAGGAGATAATATTTTAAATATTGGTTCTATGGTTCATAAGTTTTGCGAGATGTGGCTCAAAGGAGAAAAATTTACTGACCCAAGCGACCCTGTAATATTAGGTTGTTTTGAGAAGTTTAAAAGGTTTTGGACAAAACATAAACTAAAAGTTATTGAGTCCGAAAAAGTTTTATACTCTGAGAGAGGATTTTGTGGCACTTTAGATTTAATTGCTAAAGATTCACAGAATAATCTATGGCTCATAGATATAAAAACTTCTAAGGGTTTGTTTCTTAATATGGTTCATCAACTACATGGATATAAGTTGGCTTATGAAGAACAAACAGGAAAGAAGATAAATAAGATGTATATAGTTCGTCTGCCTAAAGATGGTGCAGATTTTGAAGCTAGACATATCTTATACAAAAAGGAACACTTAAAAGCATTTTTAGGATTGTTGAGTTGTCATAAATCCGAACTAATGTTTAATGAGTCAGTACGAAAATACAATCAACTAAAAAAAGGAAAACAAAATGTACGAAAAAACTAAATTCGATAAACCTTTCTGTGGATTACAAATGAGATTATTCCCTACAGGAAATGTAAGCCCAAAGTATGAGTATTCTGGAGAAGCAAGTAAAGTTAAATTTACTTGTAGCTTAACCAAAAGAAAATATGCTTTATCGCAAGTGAATGATTGGTTTAACACACCAGAAGTTCAAGAATATTCTAAAGCTGGTTATGTTTTAAAATATATGACTAAGACTCAAGAAATGCAAAATCCACCACAATATGCAAAAGGTAATCTTGAACAGATACTTTGTTTGATTATGGTTAAGCCATACAAACCACAACCTAATGTAGATGGATTTAAACCTATTGGTCGAGCCATGCCACAATATACTCAACAACCAATGACACAAGCACAACCATCAGCACCAGATCATGCTATGCCTGTTCAAAAAATGGAAGATATGGACGATGAGATTCCATTTTAATTATGGTTAAATTATCTAATACTCAAGAAAAACTTATTAGCGATTTCTATAAATTAAAAAAAGATTTCGCTTTTAAGTTAGAGGAAATACAAGCATTGTATTTGGAAAATAAAGGATTAAACAAAAAAATAGATGCTTTAGAAAAAGAAAATCATAGTTTAAAGCAACAAATAAAACAATTAGAACAAGAAGCAGAGGAGATGTTATTATACCCATGATTATATTTGGAAAGAGTAAAGAAGATTGGAAAGAAATAGAAGAAAATTATA